CGCTTGTAATTCCTACGGTTGTTACAATACCGCTTGCAAGATATAAATTATCGATATATCCGAAAGAAATTCCTGCAGTAGTTACAATACCTGTAGTTACAAAAAGATCATCTACTCTACCACTAGAGATTCCTGCGGTTGTTACAATACCTGTAGTTACAAAAAGATCATCTACTCTACCACTAGAGATTCCTGCAGTGGTTACGATACCAGAAGTTGCAAAGAAATTATCGACTCTAGCGCTTGTGATTCCTGCAGTGGTTACGATACCAGAAGTTGCAAAGAAATTATCGACTCTAGCGCTTGTAATTCCTACAGTTGTTAGAATACCAGTGTTAATATATACATTGTCTATTGATGCAGTTGAAATTCCTGCAGTAGTTACGATACCAGAAGTTGCAAAGAAATTATCTACTCTAGCGCTTGTGATTCCTGCAGTGGTTACGATACCAGAGTTGATGTAACCATTATTAGCTGATAAAGTTGTGGTATAAAGATTAGTTATAATACCTGAAGCTACATAAGCATTTGTAATGTTAAAACTAGTAGCGATACCACCATTGATATTAGCAGTATCAATGTACTCTGTAGTTGCAAATAGAGTGGTTACAATACCTGTAGTTACAAAAAGATCATCTACTCTACCACTAGAAATTCCTGCAGTAGTTACGATACCTGTAGTTACAAAAAGATCATCTACTCTACCACTAGAAATTCCTGCAGTAGTTACAATACCAGAAGTTGCAAAGAAATCATCTACTCTAGCACTAGAAATCCCTGCAGTGGTTACGATACCAGAGTTGATGTAACCATTATTAGCTGATAAAGTTGTGGTATAAAGATTAGTTATAATACCTGAAGCTACATAAGCATTTGTAATGTTAAAACTAGTAGCGATACCACCATTAATATTTGCAGTATCAATATACTCTGTAGTTGCAAATAAGGTTGTAACAATACCAGAAGTTGCAAAGAAATCATCTACTCTAGCACTTGAAATTCCTGCAGTGGTTACGATACCAGAAGTTGCGAAGAAGTTGTCTACTCTAGCACTAGAAATCCCTGCAGTGGTTACGATACCAGAAGTTGCAAAGAAATCATCTACTCTAGCACTAGAAATCCCTGCAGTGGTTATAATTCCTGTGTTTATTCTTGAAGTATTTGCATTTGATTCACTGGTTACGTTTAATCTAGAAACCGACTCTTCTTGAACATCTAGGACATCAATGAATGCTTTACCGACAATGGGATCAGTGAAAGTAAAACTTGTTGATATGCTTAAATTTGAAAAATAATAATCATTAAGTTGAGTAAATTCAAAATCTCTAGTTCCAGTTACATTATTAGTTTCATTTATTGTTATTTCGCCAACTCCAATACTTTCAATATTGGCGGCCGCAGTTAATCCACTAGAAGGATCAAATATTATATCATATCCCACTGCCAAATTAGAAGTATCAATTCCAGTAATTATTGTACCAGCTGAAGAAACTGTTCCAGATACAGTTAAAACTCCAACAGTACCGGTTGTATTTTGAGATAGAGTTACAAATCCAGTACCTAGAGAAAGGATGGTTGTTCCTGCACCAATCCCAAAACCACTAACTCCATATCCGACAGCTAAAACGGATGTATCAATGCCCGCAGGGGATGACAATTCATTTCCATTAGAAGTAACTAGATAAGCAGATGTTGATATTTGGGCATCTGTGGTAAATTGACTTATAATGATAGAACCGGTTTCAATACCTACCACTGTTGTTCCAACAGAAACATATGTGGAATTAGTAACAGAATATCCTACGCGAATATCATTCGTAGAAATTCCAATAATTAGAACGTCTGGAGTTGAACTTATAATACCGGTCCTTTCAACAGGTTGGTTGTAAGCTATAGATAAACTTCTGGCATTTACATTACCAGCAAATACAGCATCTCCAATTACGTCTAAAGCAACTGCAGTTCCACTAGTTCCAATTCCAATTGAAACTTTATTAATTAAATTTTGAGTCGAAGCTGCACCAACTAGATAATGACCGCCAGCAGTAGATCCATCATGGACCACTGCGACATCTAGATTAGTATCAATTGTTAACTCTCCAACTGCCCCCGTAAATACTAAATGTTCTGCTGTGGTTCCTCTTCTAAGCTGTACCTGCTTGGTCATAGTACTATACGACTCAAATTACTATTTCTTCTGATTTATTTATCAGAATTAAATGATAACAACATAAGTTCTTGGAATCTGGAATGGATTGTTAATAGTTGTTCCCGAAGTTTCCTGAATATAAATTGTTCCAAGTCCGACATAAGTTGATTTAGTAAACGACTCAAATCCTGAAGAGAATCCAAATAAAGATCCAGATGTATCTTTGTAGATTTTGACAACAAAATTATTTGAAGATCCAAGAATACTAATTGATCCAGAACTCTTATATGCAGGTATGAATATAATATTTGGATATAGAAGTTCTCCCGATAAAGTTGCAATTCCAGACCCAATTTGAGTGTAAGTTGAAACTTTTTTGGTTGATGAAGTTCCACTAATATTGAATATTCCAATTCCAACAACAGAGTATTCGGATTCAACTTTGGTTGTTGCGGAACCATTGATAGAAATAAGTATCGTAGACTCTGGAGTTTGTGCAGAATAAGATTCTGATTTACCAGAAAGAGCAAACAGACTACCAGATCCATTATAAGTATCTACCTCTTTTTCACCAGAAGATGTGGCAATAAAGATAGTTCCAAATCCAATTTCCGAACTTACAAATTTAACACTCTGATAAGATCCAAAAATTGACTCTACTCCAACACCAATATAAGAATAAGTTGCAATTTCTCTTGTAGAAGCAACTCCACTTAATGTGAATAGTATTGTATCCTCAACAGGGTTCGCAACAAATGTTATATTCGCTGCATTTTGATAATCACATGTAAATTCTTCACTATCACAGGAATCATAAAGAACATCCGAAGTATGTTGAGTAAACTTAAATAGTACAGTATTAGAAATACTTGGAGTGTAAGCACTTACTGCAGCAACACCAAATACATCTACAGGTATTACTCCAGTTCCAACTTCAGATATAGTAATACTTTCATCAGAAGCTGCGCCATTAATACTTAATGTTGGTTGATCTGTTGGAGGTATGCTTGATAAAGACTCATTTGCAGAAGAGGTAAATTGATATAAAACAGTATTCTCTGGAGTCTGTGCAGATATTGACTCTAATGTTTCTGAAATTCCAGATATTACAAATAAAGTTCCTTTACCGTTTATCAGAATTTTTCTAATTATCTTGTCAGCACCGGCACTAAGAGTTATGGAACCGGATCCACGATAAGCATCTACCTCTTTTTCTAATGTTGCAGTTGTTTGTTGCGAAATAGTTGCATTTCCAGATCCAGAATATGTAAATGTTCTTACCGGTCTGGTTAATGCATTACCAGGAATAGTTACAATACCAGAAGTAATATAAGTGGATCTTGTGAAACTCCAAGATTTACCAACTCCAGGGCCGCCAGGATAAGCTATCGTATCCTCTGGACTAAATCCAGTAATTACATTGAATAATCCAGTTCCAGAATATGGAGTTAATGGACTATACTTGGCAATATTATTAGTTTGATCAAACTTGAATGTTCCTATTCCAGTTCCAGGAACCTTATCATTAATTGGATATCTATTTGAATATGTCTTAGCATCACGAAGATTTCCTTCACTATCCGGCGCAGTTCCTACGCCAATACCAAACTTAATGCCTGTTGTGCCAATACCAATATTTTTTTCAATACCATAGTGTGGAGTGTAATCAATATTTGGATGTAATAGTTCTCCAGAAATACTAAAGAGTTGAGTATTCTCTGGAGTCTGAGCTGAATAAGCTTCTAGAGCTACTCCAGAAATACTAAAGAGTTGAGTATTCTCTGGAGTCTGAGCTGAATAAGCTTCTAGAGCTGTTCCAGAGAATGTTAGAGTACCTAAGCCAACATAGGAATCTACATCTTTTTCTACAGCTACTCCAGAGAATGTTAGAGTACCTAAGCCAACATAAGATTCTGTATTCTTCTCTACAGCTACTCCAGAGAAAGTATAAAGAACAAAGTCTTCTGGAGTCTGAGCTGAATAAGCCTCTAGAGCTGTTCCAGAAATAGTAAAGAGTTGAGTATTCTCTGGAATCTGAGCTGAATAAGCTTCTAGAGCTACTCCAGAAATACTAAAGAGTTGAGTATTCTCTGGAGTCTGAGCTGAATAAGCTTCTAGAGCTGTTCCGGAGAGTGTTAGATTACCTAAGCCAACATAGGAATCTACATCTTTTTCTATAGCTATTCCAGAGAATGTTAGAGTACCTAAGCCAACATAGGAATCTACATCTTTTTCTATAGCTACTCCAGAGAATGTTAGAGTACCTAAGCCAACATAAGATTCTGTATTCTTCTCTACAGCTACTCCAGAGAAAGTATAAAGAACAAAGTCTTCTGGAGTCTGAGCTGAATAAGCCTCTAGAGCAGTTCCAGAGAACGTATAAAGAACTAAATCTTCTGGAGTCTGAGCTGAATAAGCCTCTAGAGCAGTTCCAGAGATTTGAATTCCTGTGGTTCCAATACCAATATTCTTTTCAATACCATAATGTGGAGTGTAATCAATATTTGGATGTAATAGTTCTCCAGAAATTTTAATTCCGGTAGTTCCAATACCAATATTCTTTTCAATACCATAATGTGGAGTGTAATCTACAAATGGGTGTATGATAGAAGTATTGGTAATTGTAAATAATCCAGAAGGAAAGTAATTATAGGCGGCTGTTTCTCGACAAGAAGCAATTCCAGAAATAGAATATAAAGCAGTATCACCGATATATCCCTTTCTAGTAAAACTCCAGGATTTACCTACACTAGGACCTCCAGGATAAGCTTCTGTATCCTGTGGGCTAAATCCATTTACAACATTAATCGGTCCAAATGGATATACAAGTTCACCGACAATAGATGGAACTACAGCACTTACTTCACCAAAATCAAGTGTTAGTCCAGTTGGCGATAGATATACATCACCATAATCAGCGGGTTGTTCAGTTGGATTGTGAATTATTAATCCATAATCCAAAGCACCTTCAATGATAGAACTTTCATTATAATCATAAGTGACCCTTTCAACTAACTGACCAAATTCAAATAGTGTACCAATACCAACATAAGATTCTGTATTCTTTTCTACAGCTACTCCAGAGAAAGTATAAAGAACAAAGTCTTCTGGAGTCTGAGCTGAATAAGCCTCTAGAGCTGTTCCAGAGAAAGTATAAAGAACAAAGTCTTCTGGAGTCTGAGCTGAATAAGCTTCTAGAGCTACTCCAGAAATACTAAAGAGTTGAGTATTCTCTGGAGTCTGAGCTGAATAAGCCTCTAGAGCTGTTCCAGAGAATGTTAGAGTACCTAAGCCAACATAGGAATCTACATCTTTTTCTACAGCTACTCCAGAAATACTAAAGAGTTGAGTATTCTCTGGAGTCTGAGCTGAATAAGCCTCTAGAGCTGTTCCAGAAATAGTAAAGAGTTGAGTATTCTCTGGAGTCTGAGCTGAATAAGCTTCTAGAGCTGTTCCAGAGAATGTTAGAGTGCCTAAACCTATATAAGATTCAGTTTCAGACTCTAATGCAGAAGTTGATAAAACTATAGATCCAGAAACAACTTCTGAATAAGAAGCTCTTACTATCGCAATACCATCAATATAAAGCCTATAGTTTGCAGAACATATTGCTGATCCACTTAGAGACATTCCTCCAAATGGATATGGTATTACTGGATCAACAATAAAAGCATAATCGCCAATTTGTGGAATTGGTGTTCCTGATACTTGACCATAATCAAGGGGAATACCAGATAAAACATCTACAATACTACCATAATCAACAATACTTTCAGTTATTGAAGATTCATTATAGTCATAAGTAATACTTTCTTCAGCAGTATCTAAACTGAAAAGAGTGCCAGATCCCGTATAATTACCTGTTATAAATCGTTCTTCCGCGCTTCCAAATATCTGTATATTTCCTGAACCAACATAAGATTCTGTATCATTCTCTATAGCTACTCCAGAAATACTGAAGAGTTGAGTATTCTCTGGAATTTGAGCAATGAACTGTAAGCCTGTATAGTTACCAGTAATTGTGTAGAGAGTAGTATCTCCTACAGGACTTATCGTAGTGGACTCTAGGGCCGTCTCGGCGACGGCTGTATCTAGTCGGAGAGTACCAGAAGACAGATATGCATTTACGGTCCTTTCTAGACCATTTCCTATCTCAAATACAGTACCATTTCCTACCCAAGTAAATACAACATTTTCAGTTAGAGTTTCACTTGTAAATTCAAATAGTATACCAGAAGAAATATATTGATAACTTGCAGATTCTTGTAGAGTACTTAATGTACCTATATTACCGTAAGGAACTAATGACTCGCTAACAGAGATATTATACCAGTCATCTTCTAAGAAATTAAAAGTTGGACTTCCATCACTTACAGCTCCAATATCCTCCGAAGATGTTGATGCAGACGAAATTAATCCATAATCTTCGGTAGAATATGGATTATTTACTTCTGGATTATCTAGATTATAGACATAAACTGCCATGCAAGTCGTCCAACAACTTTTTTAAAAAAGAAGGAGGATCGCCATAAAAAAGCAACCCTCCCACCAATAACTTATTATATTTTTTTATTAAAATAAATCAGTCAAGAGCAACATTCAATGTGATCTTGATTTGGTCACCGTTATTTTGAATGGTGTATGGACCATTTGTAAATCTTTCTGCATACATTACAGAACTATAAAGAGTTGCGGTACTTAAACCAGCACTTGAATTTGGTGTTGCTGTCAAAGCGGGAGTAGTGTGAAACTCGTTTGCATTAGGAACAGAGAATACTGTATAAACATTAGATGTTAATGTAGTATTACCAGTTCCGGCAGCAATGTAAAGTACATCTCCAGCAACTAGTTGGTGATTGGTTACTGCAATTTTACCAAAACTGAAGGTAACACTTGAATCAGTAGCAACTTGAATATTATCGATAAGAACTTTATCTAAATAAATTACTTTTAATGCTCTGTCAATACCTATAACTGTAGTTCCTGTTTGAATTCCTGCGTTTCCACCAACAACCATTCCCAAAGTTAAATCGTCTACGCTTTGATCTGGATCAATTGTGATATAAGAGTTACCAATAACACCAATTACTGGATCAGTATTGTCACCCTTGGTAACTGTAGTACCGATACCAACCGAGGCATAGTGAACAACGCCTTGTACAGCAACAGGCATGTTGTTTGCACGAGTTACATAGTAACCATAAACATCACCAGCATCTCCAGTGAATGTAAAAGTTTGTTCTGGATATGTTGCAGTTGTACCAGAACCTACTTGATTAATTCTCCAACGAGAACCATTGAGAAGAATACCAGTCTGAGATGTATATGTCTGATCTCCTCTATTGTTTACACAATATGGATACCCTGTGGTAGGAGCAAATCCATAAGCATTGGTATTTCCAATTCCATATGGTTCATAATATCTGGAATCAGAAGGGACATCCGACTCAGCTGGAGTGGTGTTACTTGTAAAAAGTTTTAAAACTAAGTTTCTGGGAGACTGGTCAGCAAGACTTGCAGTGTGGTTGTTGTTTGCAACCAAGTATCTGAGTGACTCAAGTTCTCCAATATTTGGAACTAATAGTGCCATTTAAACAACTCCCCTACAGGTTATGAATTTTAATAACTATCTTTATTTATAATTTTAATTTTAAAGAGATTAGAAATCTGGTAATATTATTTACAGCAATAACGTCAAAAGTGAGAATATCTCCAGCTGTTATTGTTTTTGTCCATCCGGTTAAATCATCATCACGAACTTTTCTTGCATTGGACATTTGTGGATATACCCCACCAACAATTGAGGTAAAAGTGGGAAATGTTGAATAACTTGACTTTTTAATGTCCAGTGTTAAATTGCCTTGTTGGTCTGATAATATCACTAAAGATTCTAAAACCCCTGTTACATCAACAGTTAATGATCCTTTATTTCCTGTTATCATTGCAATAGATCCACTATCAATTATATAATTAATCGTTCTAGTTAAATCTGCAGTTGCGGCTAAAGCGACAATAGTGCAATCTTGACCATTTGTTGGTGCAGTTGTAAATATTATATTATTTGTGGATAAAGTATAATCTTTCCCTGGTTGTAAAATAGATCCATCAAGCATTACCAAAAGTTGTTGGTCATTAATAGGAACATAAGAAGTCGCATTTTCAGTAAGAACAAATGTTGAAATTGATCCGTTAAATTGTGAACTTATGTCATCTAAGATAATGTTACCATATTGAATTGATTTAGTAGGAATTTCATAATCAACACCAATTCTATATGCACCTGGTTCATTTAATGTTACTAAGTAATCTGTCATTAGGAGACTCCTGGAGTTACTAAAACATTTCCTTGAACAGCTCGGGTTCTATAAGAATTTGGAGATATCAAGATAACATCATAAACATAACGACCACCTTCAATGGAATCGGTTGCAGTAAACCCCATGGAGACAACGATTTTTCCATTAATTCTATCTGGAAAACTTAAAGTTAGTGGATATGAAGTTGAAGATGTTGGATGTTTCCTGATAGAAGAAATACCAGTATATCCTGTTAAGTTTAATGGTGCGTTGTTGGTATTCCTGATTGTAAAGGTGGCTTGAAAGTCAACCCCTTGTTCAAGAACTAAGTTTACATTCCTTGCCGCCATTATGGGAATCCATTTTTAAATATTTATGATTCAGAATCCAATTTTGATAGAATCAATTTCATCATATTTTTTAATTCATCCACATCATTTTTTAAATTCCCAAGTTGTTCAATTTTATCATTCATAGTATTAAATTGTTCAATTTCTTTTAATTTTCTTTCTTTAGTCTGCAGATATGCAGAAAACTCGTTTCCAGAACAATTTAAAATTGCTCCTGACTTAGAATCACGAAATAATCCACTATTTCCTTCTACTGGTATTAATTCCATATTATATTGATGCTATTGCTCTCAAATCTCTTATTAAAGGAACAAAAGAAGAATTAGTTCCAGACATCAGAATTTTTATTTGGAATCCTTTAAATTGCGGTAAGAATGAAGCTGTAAACTCATAGGATCTGAAATCTTCTTCTGAAGAAGCGGACAATACTTTTTTGTCTGGTAATCCATTATTATCTTTTGCATTTTTAACTTGTCCATTATCATCCAAATTATTATACCCAGGGAAAAGTTCCCAAAGTGGTGCTGAATTTGAATCACCTCTAAACAATCTATAACAAACTCTGATGTCACTACTTGAATGTCTAAGTGCATCAAAATACACCTTTAAATTATCTGCTGCCTTTTCAAGACGAACAATTTTACTTAAGTAAGTAGCAGCAGTTGGATCATCAGTTAGAGAATTAACTCTGCCATCAGTTGCGTAATTTTTAACTTTTGAATTGATTCTATTTGCAATAGTAATTACATTCGTTCTATCCAAATCTATCATTGGAGACACTTTAGTATCTTGACTAGTTAATTCTAATTCTATTGTAAAAGACTTATTTCCAGGAAAATCTTGTAAATATGTATTTTCATTGATTTGTGATGCTACCAATCTTGGACTGGAGAGTTCATTAGTTTTTACTAAAGAAATATCTTCAAACCCCTGATCGACAAAAGAAATTAAGTTACTGTCGGGAGTTGACGCAGAGAATGTTCGTGCTTTCGCCGTAATGTTAGTTTTCTCAGGTAACATTATTTGGAAATTAGTTAAAAATGAATTAAAAGGTATATTTTGTGTTGCTTTTGGTCCTTTTGGAGATCCCATTAAAGGAACAATATCATAAGATCCGCAAGATTTATCTGCCTTGAAGAATAATTCTGGGAACCCGTTTGCGTTTCCTGTTGTTCTATCTGTTCCTCCAGTATTCATACCAACCTTAATATAATAGAAATCCAAATCATTTGGATAAATTGTTTGATTTGCAGCTGATAAATTATGAGTTTTATTGATCCTTCTCAAAGAAACTCCATTAAGCTCATACTTGTAAACAGAAATACCGCTAGAGTAAGATCCACCAATTGTTCCGTCTACTTTTCTAGATATACCAGTTAGAGAATTAGTAGAAGTTACAACTCCAGTATATTTAATAACTTCAGTATCAATCAAAATATATCCAGGGTTCAAAGAAGATACCGGAATATTTTCAAAACTAGTAAAGATTCCAACAGAATTGACTATAATTGAATCAGTTGAAGATGCAGTATATGAGGAATTCAATGTTTGCGGTTTCAGATCTGATTCTAATCCAGAAAGAACAACCCTATCATTCGTAGCATACATTCCATGGTTATAATGACTTACTTTAAAATGAAGTCCATCTGAGATAGTTTTGATATACGTAACATTGGCATTTGATAAAGAGACTGTTCCAGCAGTGCCAACATAGAATAAGATATCAGTTGAGTTTTGTTGTGGAGTTCCTTGAACTCTGTCAATAAGTAAAGAATTGAATGCAGAGATTACCCCAATATTATTTGGTATAGAAAGAATCAGGTTGTTGCCCAAATTATCAGTTTGGCTATAATCAACTTCTAAAGCATCTCCATAAACATATCCAGTGCCACCAACAGATACGGTAGCTGCAATTGCAACTCCACCTTGTACACTCAGATTGACTTTTGCGCCGACACCGCTGCCAGTTAACGCTATTACGTTCACATTTGAATAAGTTTTAAATCCAGTCGTAAATGCAGATCCAGGAGAAGTTACTGATAACGTGCTGCCAATACCAATTGATCCGACGACACTTTTCAAATTACCCCTGAAGTTTCCGTTATTGTTTTGAAGTATTGTAACTCCACTAGTAAGATCAGTAACTTCAGAAGTAGTTAAACTCTTTCCAAGTCCAACTATTAATGATCTGGAAATACAATCAAGTGGATTTGGCTTTAATGTAACTATCTGTCTGTTACCAACATCTAAATCTGGATTATAGAATCTAACAGTAGAAGATCCCTTATAAAAATCTGCTCTATATATTGTTAATTTAAGGTCTTCAAGTTGACTTGGATCCCATGTGGCACCATTTTGAGATTTAAACAAAGATCCTAATAAAGGTTGTTGTGATACAATAATTTTTTCAGACTCTACTTTATTTACAGTAGTTACATCTTCTTCACCCATTCTAGAAATAAAGACGTTATATTCGTCAGACGCCGAAAGAAGAACTACTGCATATGACTTACCAGTTTCACAATAAACTGGTGAAGGAAAAGTAAATGTAGTAGCAACAGATCCCGAATCTGAGGTTTTAACATCAACTGGATCTAAGATTATTTCGCCAAAAGGCAAAATTTCTGTAGTGGGCAAACCAGTTTGCATAGTTCTGATTTGTGCTGTAATTGGTAATCCTTTAGTATCTTTTGTCTTAAAGAAGACATCAACTTTGGTTATAAAAATTCCAGTTTCGTCAGGAACTTCAAAAGATTGTGCAAGTGGATCCACCCAACGCTGTTGTGTAATACTTCTATTCTTAAATGAAGTACTAGCAACAGTTTCCGTTTTTTCAGAAGTTAAAGTTCTTTCATCAGTTTTAGCAATTTGTTCAACTTTTGCATTTCTAATTCTTAAAGTTGTTTCTTCTGTATTATTAAGGGTTCCGGAAGAAACAAAATTAGTTGATGCAGTGCTGTCTGTAGCTCCAGATATTGTAGTGTTAATAGAACTAGTTGTAAGTGTAAATGTTTTTGTTCCGGTTTCAAAAGAAGGTGATGAAGGTAATGTTGCGTTAGGAATAAACAATGATCCTATTAATGTTCCGGCAGAATCAGTTACTAATCTGACTTTTGTTACCTTTGCAATCGCACCACTTGTCTCACCTTTTAATTGCATATCGCTAATAATAAAACCATAATATCCAGCCGAGGATTGCAGTTCTAAAGATGCAGTGTCTAAATTCAATATTGTTGACGTGCTAGAATATGAAGAAGGTATTGATTCAGTAGGTATATAAGGATTTTCAGTATATACCTGGGTAGGACTGTTGTAGGGTCCATATTTATGATTTGGTTTTGCCAATCTAGCTCTTACAGCAGTAGTTCCAGAAGTTCCTTGTATTGCTTCTCCAACAGCAAATGTACCACTAACCATCTGCACTTCAACTAATTTTGGTGTTGCGTATTTATTCATATCAACATTATCAAAAAATGCATACATCTGAGTTTTTGGTTTCAGTCTTTTTGCAATAAACTCAACATTCCTTGATCTCATAGTATGAATAACTTCAGTAGACACTACCTTAGTTCCCAAATTCACATAATCAAATTGTTCGCTTACTTTATATTGAATTCCCTGCCTAGATTGTTTAGTAGTTGTTAAAGTAGTTACATTAGCAAAATCAGTATATTGATCTTGATAATCAATCTTTGTCCATTCTGGAATACCTCTACCTTTTTGATATCCGCCTCTCCAACTAGTTCTACCAGTTTCTTTAGTTCCAATATAAATGGAACCCATATTTTTTCTACCTGTTTCTACGGTTCCAGTCCAAGTAGTTTCCCAAGCTCCCCACGTAATAGGTGATAATCCAGTGTTTGTATCAACCCCTAATTGTTGAATAGTTGTATTATAGGTTCCTTCCTGGTCAACTGTTTTTTTGGTTCCCTTTGTTTCAATCCAAGTATCAGTAGCAGGATTTAATTCAATTGCACCAATCCAATTAACAACATTAAAAGGATTTACGTTTACAATTCTAGTTGCAAACTTATTTTGCAACCATTGTTTATCTGTATATTTTAAACAGACTACATCTCCAACTTTTACTGTATTTGGATTTCCCAAGTCTTTAACAAATCTCAAATCTGCATCTGGGTTAGATGTATTTGCTGCGCCAACTACAGCTTCAGATCCAAGTAAAAGGTCAATCGAAGTTGTGTAGTGTTGTGGTCTCAAATGTCCTTCTAGGGTATCAATACTGCATTTATGATTTGGATTTCCTAAAGAACCTGCAAAATCTGATTTAAAATTATCAACAAAGAATCCGGTCTTAAATCTATCTAATCCGGTTTGACCATCCTTTAAAGTTAAATTTTTAGTGTCACTCTCTAATAAAGATAACGAAGTGTAGTATTCTACATTTTTCAGCCTATCCTCAAGTCTTGCAATGTCTTGCATTCTATAACGTTTATGCGTAGATAATTGAACTTTTACATCGTTAGAATTGTAAACATATGGAGGCATTAAAATTGTAGCCACTTCTAATGCTGTTTCAATATCTTTAGGATTTTGTGGCTTTAATGATGGCACACCACTACTTACAAAAAATTCTCCAAATTTATTTAAATATAGTTTATCGATTCTTCCCAGATAATAATCATAAGAAACTATGATATTTTTATCCTTTGCTATATTAAATTGGCTTGAGTTTGTTGATGCTGAGTATGTTCTTGCCGCATATTCAAATGGAGAATAAATATTGGTTGCTTGATCATATGGTGAAACTCTGGGCCTTACATCAATAATATCATTTGCTCTGTAGGTATCAATATAAGGCAAATCATTAGAAAATCTTTCTTTATCATACGAAGTTACTGTTACAAAATCACCAGTATCTGCTGGATCAATTACGTAGTTATGATATATAATTTTTAATTTTTTAGTTGGGGCTATGATTCCCTCTTTTCTAGTGATATATGCATAATTTGCAATTTCACGTTCTTGTCCATAATCAATAATAAAGTCATTGATTATATTTCTATCTCCCTCAATAAATTTGACAACATTAGCGGTTAAATTTGATTCAACAAAAATAATTTTTTCATCTGCAACAAAAGAATTTTCATTGACATAAACGATTTCGATGGTATTTGATCCATTATTTTCAACTAATACAGCCATAGCTTGACTAGATTCACCATATATCATTTCTCCTCGTTTAGAATTGAGAATATTACCATTCAAATTAGATAATTCTAATTTTGGAAGGTCCGCTTGATTTGAATCTGAAGATTCAAATATACCCATAACAAAACTAACATCTGCAACTTGTAATGAAATATTTTTATCTTGGACTCTAGTTCCATAAATTGAACTATAAGTTAATCCATCGGCCAAAGTTGTACTTGTTATTCCGGATGATGAATTTGCTGATCTAGTAATATTTAAAACTGTTGATCTATTATAGAATTTTTTTCTTGATTTTAAACCTGTTTTTTTCAAAGTTGCAGTTAATGTTGCTGGCCCATTTGCAGTTAATTGAACTAGGTTTATAGTTCTTCCAGCACTAATTGAAAATTTAGAACTAGTTAATGGTTCATTAGTTCCATTAGAATAAACTAAAGTATAGTCTTCCTCATCAAATGGAACTAATGTAACATCTGTTCCAGATTCTAAAGTAGCAGTAAGTGCATTTGAAGATACCGTTACGTCATAAGATTTTCTAAATATAATTTCACCACTTGTTAAATCAACCGACGCAATATCCGTATTTTCGTATTCAGTAAATAAAAATGATTCTTTAGTATTAGTTAATACTGGGATAACCTTAAATACATCTGTAGAAGTTATAGAAGAAATTGATAGAGTTCCATCACAAACTCCACTAACTGAAGTTGTGGGTTTAACAATTATTCTTTTGCCAGCAGTATTAACTTCAGAAACTATATTGTATGTTGGAACTGTTTGACCGGATTTAGTATAAGAGATAATATCTCCGGTTTTGATACCTATTCCAAAAATAGAAGTAGAAGCTGAAATCGTACTAATTCCAGATGAGGCAGTAGAAATACTAAAAGTTGTTCCCTGCGGGGATAAAAGTAATGGTTGACTTAATAACAAATCTCCAGTAAAAGAAGTTCCATCAAGACTTACAACTTGTCTAACATCTGATAATGAATAATCTCGTATATTAGTTACAGTTCTTGAAATTTCTACTTCATTAACCAATAATGATTCATCTTGTAAAAAAGTTCCAGATACTTGATATAAAATAAGTTGATCGGTATTTGTTGCTACTTTAGCTAAATATCCAGAAGCAGAACTATTTTTACCTTCAATGAACGCAGGAAGATTTAGAGTAATTGTAGAATTGATAGTTAAATAGGTATAAGTTTGGACATCATATACCGATCCTTCAAAAATAGTCGTAGCATTTGAGTATTGTGTATTTTTTAACTTCAAATCATAAACCCTTGCAATTCCAACTTCAATTCCAGACGCAGTTCCGGGTGTAGATGTTCGTTGAGAATATAGTTTAACTTGACTAGTCGCTCCAAATCCAACTTTTACTCCACCAAAAACATTATTAATCTCAAGTTGATTCCCTAAACTAAAAGGTAAAGTGATATTTTTAACTGATGCTGTGGTTCTTGGTTTTGCTAAATCAAAATTAATAGTATTTAAAGTTTCTACTTCATAGCCTCTGACATATGCTTTTCCTGGAGATATTTGAAGGGTTAATAAGTCATCTGACGGAGTGTTTCCTTGTTTAGTTAGTTGATTATATTGGAAAACTCCATTATTACCTATTTTATTATTTAAAGATTCTTTAGCTATAACCGAATATGGTTTTACATAATAATCACCGGATTCATCATATGTTCTTCTAGCTAATTCATCCGTTATAAGATTTGGATCTTCTTTTTTTGTAAATTTTTTTAAGATGCCGTTTTCAACTCGCATCAATTCAACAAAATTTTCATCATTAAAATCATCTAAAGATTTTTTACCCAATGTTGCTGTAATTTTTAATCTATCCGCTCCTGGGGCTGCAAAATTTGAAAATCCCCTAGCATTGTCATAAAGATCTGGATTTGATTGAGACGCTACAGAAAGTTCTTCTAAAATATTTAAACCAATTCGATACGAAGGTAAATTTGAATATTGATCAAGAATTACTGTTTGTGCATAAACATCAATAAAAAAACCTCTAATAAAATAAACACCTTGATCAATTTTTGCAGCCGAACCAGTTTCTACCGATCCTGTTACTATTGATGTTGCAAATGATGAGTTTTCAAGTATAACTGCCGTCGTATAGTCAATATTTTCTAAAGAAATTAAATTTTCTCCATCAACAAATGTGTTTGATGAAAAATTAGTATCACTTGAACTTTGATATTTTATATAAAGAGTATAATTATCATTTTCAGATTGAGTATTTGTAATATAACTTTCTACTTTCGCAATTACCCCACTAGTTTCTCCTTTTATTAATTTTCCAACTAACTTGTCGATATAAAAAGAAACTGAAATTCCTAAGTGAGTTGGATCTATTTGGACACAAGAATATTCGGGATCATACGCAATACTCCCAGGTATGACTACAGACCCTTCTTTAAAAAAATGTTTGCCAAATTTTTCAATTTGATTTTGCAGTATTGATTGTGACGTTGTTAATTCTCTGGCCTGTATTGGAGTTCCGGGTTTGAATAATACTCTTTGATAACCCTTAGTTACATCAAAATCATCAAAGTATGGCGATGCATTTAAATTAGTATTTTGTGCCATGTTAAGTTAAAACTCCAGTATGACTTTAATATCTTCTTTTTGGCTAGAAGATCTGGGAATTGGCTGCCTATTATCTATGTAGATAATTTCACCAGACTTTTTATTATATTCTGCAGAGGATATACCTGAAACAAAATCAAGACCTAACTGATATATTCTATTATTTATTGTGGTCGTTATACCGTTAAAATTGGTATTGATTGATAAAGCTGGTCCAATAATTGAAGATCCGTTTATTGTAACTCCATAACCAATGTCTGGATTTGATGTGAAAGGAATTATTCTAAATGCAGTTTCACTTGAAGCTAGTCCCGTTGATTGATAGTATTTAAGAACCCCTGTTATTGGATCCCATGATGCAACAAATCCTATTGCAGTTGACCCAAATCCAACTGTTTGAGTAATTTTTGAATCTATTGCATAAGTTGTGTTAGTAGTAATTCCAGATAATTTTAAAGCCTGCAATCCACTTACTAGAGAAGTATTTAATACTTGGACATTACTGCCAACAACGGTTGGATTTTTTATCACTCCTACTCTAGCGAAATCGTTTCCAAGAATAATATCCGGATTACTGTCTAATGTTTCAAATCTAGAATATAACAAAACACGATATGCACCCAGTTCTCTGTATATATCATATCCATGTCCACCTTTCGGGGGGATAATTACTTGAAAAGTTGCTACAGAAGTTGTACCAATTCCAGTATTACTTAACTGACCTAATGGGCCATTAATATTTGATTCTGGAGCTCCTGGATAAAATTGAATGGTGCCATATGTATAGTCTTTCCCACCTTCAGTGACGAATACCTCAGATATTTTTCCAAAAGAATCGATTGTAATTGTAGCTTTACCTCCAGAACCATCACCCAATATTGGAACATTCGAAAAAGAAGTTGAGATTGGTTGATAATTTGAACCCCTGTTTGTGACAAGAATTACTTCTATTTTTCCATCAATAGAATTATTTTTTGTTGCAACACTTTCTCCAACTACTCCCCAATCTTCAGGAACTGGAATATACTCAATAGAATCAAATTTAACAATTTCCGAAGGTTTAATGGTGTAAAGATATTTCCAAATATATCCGTCTCCACTAGCGCCCGCAGATCTGGGCTCCAAATCAATAAAAGTTGGTTGATCATATGATGGTCTGCCCTTAGGATTTTCAGGATCCGTGCCATTTTGGAGACAAATATAAACTCTTAAGTCATCATTAATTGCGTAATAATTTGATTCATATAGAGAAGTTGAATTTGAAACTGGTGAAGGGTTGTAAACATTATAATCATGCCTATACATTTCATAGGTATTGCCGGCAACCCAAGGTGTTTTTCTAATTAATCTCCTAACATCTTGATTTGTTATTTGTTTCATTGCAATAATACTTTCTTTTATCTGGTTTTCCTCTTGAAAACCATCCAAAGGAGATGGTGTATTAGCAATCCAATTTGGTGTTCCACCAGTAGCCGGATTTAATGCGTTAGGAAGGCCAATAAAAGTATAATATTTACTATCAGTATTCCCAGCGCCAGAAACACTCTTTGCAAAAGTTTCTGCATTTAGAATTCTAAATTGATCTGATATAATTGCGGGCATTTTATAAATATACTTTTCTTTATTTAGTTACTTAATAGTCCTCTTGTTCTAAAGATCTTAGCAGAGGTACTTAATCCAACCAATCCATTATTTGTATAAGTTTCAAAAGATTCTGCTCCGGTTAAAGACAAAGCTCTATTTTGGTAGTCATATATTTTACCCCAACTATATCTTCCATAAAAATTATTAGTTCCGACACCAGTATTATTTGGACCTCTTTTATAAACTTTAACATAGTTATCTACCATAGGAGCAAAATGACATGTTACCGTCACTATGCCCAGATTTGGAGTTGTTACATTGTCTGCAATATAAACTCCATCTATAAAACTTTTTGCAGTTCCAATTCTTGAATTTGGATAATTACTCATTCCGCCAAGTAAAGTTGTTATTCCTACCAAATCACCTCCAGTGGAAACATTACTATCAGTAATTACAAAATAATCACCTTTTTGTAATTGACTATTAGAAATTCCAAATGTATTAAGAGATGAATATCCGATTCCTAAAGTATTATTATCATAAGTTTCAGACTGTAAGACAAATTCTATTTTTGGTGAGGTTGTTCCTATGCCAGGAGTTCCAGAAATAAATGTGTTTATTCCAATAATTATTCCATGGTCACCTACTGCCTTAAAAGATTTAATAGTTTCAGATCTAAACACATCTGGTTCAATCATTACTGCAGGTGGAGAATTTTGCAAGTATCCAAATCCACCATCTATAATAACGATTGAAGTTACTAATCCAGAAGTTACTGATGATTGTGCTACAGCCCTATGGAAAACAGGTTCAGCATATATTACAGTCGAAGCTGCACCAACTGCAATATATTTTCCATTTGTGCCAAGAGATTCCTCAAATGATAAATCTTTTATGTTATTAGTTCCCACATAATTCCTAATAACCCATGTAGATAGATTAAATGAGTAGTATAAATCCCCACTAGATGTAATAGCAACGTAAAAACCATAATTATATTTAATATTTACAAAATTTGTTAATCCATACAAATTAGTTGTTATAAATTCATACGAACTTCTACTAATAGATTTTAATATAGCTCCATTATTTGCAGCAATAATAAAATTACTTCCATCAAAAGTAACTTTATTTAAATTATTACTAGTTGGAGATGGTTCTAGTTCCCAGAACAATCCAGTATTTGATGTTAATATAGTTCCGTCATTACCAACTGCAACGAAATATCCATTACCAAATGCGATACTATTTAAATCTTTAATTGTTCTAGAATATCTGTTAACAAAAGTATTAGTATGTATTCCTGAACCAACAAATATAGATCCAGCGGTTCCAACAGTTACCCATGTATTTGGTAATGGATTATATACAATTTCTTTTAACGTTCCGTTATATGAACTAGATTGTTGCAATAATGCTCCATATCCAGGAATAGATAATTCTTCTACAAGATTTAATTGTGTCCAACTTGAAATAGTAGTAGCATATCCAGTCGCTTTTCCAATTTTTCCAAAAGATCCAACAGCTAGTATTGTATTAGAATTACCATATCCAACAGATGCCGAATATACAGAATTAAAATTAGTTGTTGATCCCAGTCCAATATTTCCAACTTCCCATTCAGAACCATCTGCACTAATAACATATAAAGAGCTATTTCCGACAGAAATAATTCTTTCTCCAAAACTTAACGAATTTAGTTGTGAAGTTGTAGATAGTCCAGAAATACCAGTAACAGTATTCCATTCATATATGGGATCTTTAATTGAAATAGCAGAAAGGGATATATTAACATATGGAGAAGTAGTATATGCATATCCAACTCCAGGAGAAGTTACTGTTATTGAAGAAATTGTAGATGCTACTGAAACTGTAGACGTAGCTTCTGCTGCTTCAGTAGTTCTATTTTCAACTATGAATAAATTTCTTAAATCTTCAACCAAGTTATCAGTTCCAGCAAAAATTGGAAAAGCATTATCAACATAAATTGAAGTATCTTCCGGAGATATACTTTTTATTATAGTAGCATTTGGTCTTATGTTGCTTTGTAGATTCGGTCTAGATTTTGCAAATAATGATCCTGTTATAATTTTATCTTGTTTTTGTTTTTTCCATGTCAATGGTCTTTCTTTACTGGAATCTGTAATAATTCCTATGCTGCCATAAGTAAATGTATCCAATTGATCTGATGATACTATTTTTTTAACTGTTCTTTCAAATTGAGAAATATCATAAAGATCATCACGATTTTCTTGAATTACTAATGAATCGCCAACTTTTATAGTTTTTGGTGGTTCTATTTCTTCAACATCAATTGATGAGCCTCTGTAATAAAGAATACTACATTTAGAGTTTTTTCTGGGTGCTTCCTTAAAAATTACTCTACTTCCTTGGAATGTATAAGAATCTAGAGGATTTTGTATTACATTATTAATGTAGATAAAGATATTATTTGTAATATCCAAATCTGACCCAACTGGAGTTTTTAAACTTAAAACTTGTTTAACACCATTAATCATCGCACTCAAAGTAAATTTCTTTCTAAATCCATTAAAGTTTTCGGAAATATCATCGAATATGATAAATTGTCCTGGATAAAAACCACTAAACTTATCAGTTTGAATTTCTTGTACTGTTAGAATGAGATCTTCTGGTTGTCTGAATGAAACTATGCCGCTTTGCGTATAAAAATGAGGAATGGTTGTGATTCCAGATAGTATAGTGAATACATTTGTTGATCCAAGGCCAACGGTATCAGGAATTCCAGTTACTTGGAAATCATAAGCACCATCAGAACTATCATCGGTATATCTAAGAACTCTTTGAACAGTTGCAGCTTTTTTGGTTTTTCCACCACTTACGTAATCATGAACGATTGTAGAAATACCCGCATTAAATGTAAAAGTATTTGTAGTTATACCAATAACAGTAAATGTATATCCATAAATGGAGGATCCTGGATACGGGAATATTGTAGATGTAATACCAGCTTGAGCTGTGCCACCAGAAACATAAGTATGTGTAATACTGGAAACTCCCACATTGATTGTAAATTGCGTCTGACTTAAAACAGAATTGACTTTAAAAATATCCCAATTACTCAATGTATTTTGACTAGATCCTGGATACGGGAATATTGTAGATGTAATACCAGATCCACTAGGACAGGTGAGAGCGATTCCAGCTAACTTGATTTGCTTTCCTGTAATAGCTAAGTGATTACTTGCGGTAGTGATTGTTGCTATTCCAGATACTTTATCGTAGATGAGATTTGTAATATTTACAATTGGATTTTGAACATATCCAGGACAGGTAAGAGAAAGATCTTCTAAAGTAACTTTATCTCCAATTAAATAGTTGTGATTAGTTGAAGTAGTCGCTGTTGCAATACCAGTTGTATTAGTATATTTGAATGTAGTAATTCCTATTTCTGGCCAACCAACAAATACATGTGGAATCGTAGAAATTCCAGAGTTTATCGTAAAACTTGTAGATCCTAAAGATGTGAGAACTGGGAATACTCTTCCATAAGTGCTTGTGCCATCAGGAAGTATTGTAGTTGTTACACCTGATTGAGCTGTCCCACCGGAAACATAAGTATGTGCAATACTGGAAACTCCGGCTATAATTGTGAATTGTGTGTTACTTAAAACTGAATTAACTTTGAACACATCAAATGTTCCACTTACAGCAGTAGGACTAGATCCAGGATACGGGAATATTGTAGATGTAATACCCACTGTTGCTGTGCCACCAGAACTATAAGTATGTGCAACAGTAGAAATTCCTGCATAGAATACAATTGTTGTGCCAGAGGTTCCTACAAGAACTCTGAATACATTAAATGTTCCACCAAGGGTATTTGGACTGCTATTCGGATAAGAATTGCCCAAGGTCCCTATACCAGCTGAGTATGGGAACTTAGTGGTTGAATACCCGATAGCTTCTGATGGACAAGAAAGAATAATATCAGCAAGTTGAACATATTCACCTGGTATTAATCCATGATTTGCGTTAAGGGTAATAGTTGTTATACCGGTAGAGTTAGTATAGACGAAATTAGTAATATTATAAGTTGCAATTCCTGTTGCACTATGTGCAGCACAAGAGAATGCAATTCCTGCCAGTTTTACTTGTTTTCCAGCGACAGCACCATGATTAGAAGATGTTGTAATTGTAGCGATACCAGCTATATGATTATAAACAACATTACTAATATTAACTGCAGCATTTGTTGTATATGATGGACAAATAAAAGGTAAATTATATAAAAATACTTCATCACTAGTTTCATTATTTGGAACATCAGTTCTCAATAATCCATGAGGAGAATAAGTAACAATTGTAGAAATTCCGGTAACATTATCGTATGAGAATGTGCGAATTCCCACTTCATCATATCCACAAGTAAGTGCAATTCCAGACAATCTAATACTGTCACCAACTTTTAATAAATGACTTTGTAATGTTCTTATTGTGGTAACTCCCGTTGTATTA